TTTGGTGTTACATACTGAGTTACGTCTTGATCTTCGAAGAAGACATAGAAACGTGTTCTTGGTTTAATTCTGTTTGATACAAACTCAATGTTTCTAGATCTCAGATATGGAATAAGTTCTCTACTGATCAGTCTTGTTCCAAGTGACTGAGTATCAATTCTCTCACTGGCTTGCAGTTGAATACCAGATCTTGTAAGTCCACGATCAACACTAATTGTAAGTTCATTATTAACCAGGAAATTATCCTGCATATTAATATTTCTGGTCCTCGAAATGAGGCCGGCGCTTTGTGTTGGTAACTGTTGACCACCAGCGGTGCGTCCACGTCTCCAACCAGTTTCACTTACAACTTCGGATGACTGAAGTTCTCTTGAAAGTTCTCTATTACTTGTGTCAATGGAACTCCACTCCTCTTCCCATGAACCCCAATCAATTGGAGCCAATCCAGTATTAGGATCTACTGCAAAGGCTTCCATGAACGCCTGATATCCACCTTCGAGAGTGATGTTATTAACGTCAAGACGTTTTTCCTCAACCCAAACATCACTTGTTGGATTCAGTTGTGCAACACCAACCCAATTAATAACTGCGAATGGGTTTACGTTCTCGGTTCTGGTGGCAAATCTTTGTTTAATAAACTCAGATTCGGAGTAGTTAAGAGTTACTACGTCTCCAGTTCTTCTGAGAGCATTTGATTGAAGATCGGCTACCTGTGTAAGGTCAGCATTTGGATTTGCGGTGGTTCCAATACCGATTACCTGTTCCGATCCAAGGAGAAGATCAATTCCATGAGTATAGTGCATAGGTCTGAGTTGACCTTGTGCCTTATCGATGGAGGCTCTAAAGTTTGGATGTTGGATGTTATGTGAAGAGTGACCTCTGAAGTTATCAACGAAGAAACCAGACTTAAATCTATCAAGACCTGTTACCGCGTCTCTGATATTCAGATTGGCAGTGTCTGTTTCAAGAAGTGAAAGTTGAGTGTAGAATTCAATATTCTTGATTCTTGTTTCAAGTCTAGAGATATCAAACATTGTATATCTCTTATGTTTTGCAAGAACAACCGCAGTTTCTTGAGTTGCATTATGCAAGTATGGCTTACTGTAAACTGTGGCTACAGTGAATGACCCTGCAGGACTTTCTGGAGCGACAGGAGTTTCTGATGGTGATCCTTTTTTAAGTTCAAAGAATCCATCCTTGGAAAGGAAGATCTTATCAATTCTTGAAAGATAGAATGAATATCCAATTGTTAATGTTTCATCCCCAACAAGAATATTGGGTACATATGATCCAGAGGAGCTAAAATCTCTGAAGTCATATTCAAAAGGACTATCTGTATCGGAAGATGTATTGTAGTTCTTAACTCTTGGTCTGATATCAATGTAATCTGTAACGGGTTGACCGTTGAACAGTGTTAAATCATTTTGATAAGTGTCTGGAGAGTAACTATTAACAACACCAAGATCTCCAGTGCTACCAGAATCTACAGTGTAATGATCGAATACAATAGCTAATCTCTTCTTTGGTTCTGGAGAATCTGAGTTTCTGATAATTCTGGCATAATCATAAAACTCCGATCTTTGTCCATTATCAAATGTAAAGTTGGTGACAATGTTCTTATCACCAATGATTACGGAAGATACTTCTCCAGTAATTCCAGAAGATTGGAAGGTTACACTCTCACCAACAGTAAATCTCAGTTCATTTTTGTAAACAATATCAACGTTACTTGCGGCCGAAGTTACCACCCTAGCGACTGCACCACTAGTAGATCCAATTACCAACTCACCTTGAAGTGTATTGGTAAGAGCCGAAGATCTATTTACTAACGTGATATTTGGAAGAATTGGAGCAGATGTAGTGCTTGATTCAAATACCGCATGTACACGAAGGCCATCAGGAACGTTCAAACAAATTTCTTCGTCTTGAACTCTAGTTCCATAAATCGCGTTGTATGTTAATCCATCATTGAAACTGGTATTGGTTGATCCAGAATAATCATACTTGGATCTAGAAACAACCAGTTTGCTACATCTAGCAAGACTTTTGTTCTGTGGTTTTACGTTTACTTTCTTGAGAGTGGCAACAAGAATTGCATTTGTATCTGAAGCTTTACTCAGACCAACAAGAGTTACTGTCTTAAAAGTAGAATTGAATGTGACTTTCTGAGAATTGAGAGCCTCAACAGTTCCATCGGAATATACAAAATTATATCTTTCCTCATCAAATGGTTGGAAGAACTGATTTGTTTCAGTTACAGTAATCGATCCTCTGTTACTAGAAACATTGAAAGAAAACTGTCTTCTGATTTGAAGTTCGGAACTACTCAGATCTACATTTGAAATGTAAGATTCTGGTAGTCTTGTCGTAAGAGTGGAATCTTTTGAATTAACAAGATTTGGTCTAAGGAGTGTAAAATCACTTGTTTGAATTTCTGTCGTGGTAAGACCACCGTCACAAACTCCACTTACACTAGCTCCAAGTGAGACGAGAGTAATGGTTGATCCATCGGCCGAAAGAGATCCAACTCTGTTGAAAGTAGGATCTGATAATCCAGTTCTGTTATAAGTTACAATATCACCCGTTTTAATACCAACAGAGAATCTATTTCCTGGAGCCGTTACGATTCCAGCAACTCCAATTGTAAAGTTTGTTCCGACTGGGGCAAGAGAAAATCTATTTGAAAGAACAGTATCTGCATTAAATGTATTGATGCCAACTGTCTGGTAGATGGATTTTACATCATCAAAGGAATATTCTCTAACAGAAGTAATAACTCTACTATCTTGGATACCATTGATAATGATTGGTTCATCATTAATAAATTGTCCATTTGTAGAGGTGAGTGTCAATAATTGTGAAGAACTTACATTGTTCTTCAAAAATCCTTTGGCACCACTTCTTGCACCTTCGACGAGTGCAGGTGTAGTTTGAGTAAGATTAGAACTTACTGTTACTTCTGTAAATGTTTGAACGTCATACAAGTACAGATCATACTTAGAAGCGTCGTTTGAATATGCAGCTGCCTCTAACTTATAATCATAGACTTTAGCATTTCCAATTTCGGAACCAGACGCTGTTCCACCTGCGGTTCCAATTCTTTGGTTTCTAAGACTTACTACTGCGGTAGTACCAAAACCAACAACAGGTGATCCAAATGCGTTATTAATTTTGAGATAGCTAACACCATCAAAAACAAATGATGAAGTATCAATCGTTTTTGTATCTCTTGGTTTTTCTACATCAATATATGATGTATTTAATTTTTCAATATCAAATCCTCTAACATATGCTTTACCAGGAGAAACCTGATACAACATTAAATCATTACTTGGTGTTCCACCCTGAGCAGTTTTTTGGGTTGGAAGATAAACACCACCATTACCTTGTCTGTTGTTGAGAGATTCTTTAACAGAAACTTGGAATGGTTTTACATAATAATCTCCACTCTCATCAAAAGTTCTTCTAGCTAACTCATCACGGATGAGATTATAATCAGTTTTCTTAACAAACTTCTGTGTTCTTCCATTTTCTAATCTAAGTAATTCAATAAAATTCTCATCATTAAACTCATCAAGACCTTTCTTGATTAATGTTGTTGTGATTTGGAATCTATCTGCACCAGGAGCCGTAAAGTTTGAGAAACCTGCGGCATTATCAAACAGACTTGAATCGTCGTAAGCAGTTACAATGTTTTCATCAATAAAGAGACCAACTCTATAGTTTGGAGTTGCATCATATTGATCAAGAATGATTGTCTGAGACAATACTTTTACAAAAAATCCACGAATGAAATATACACCCTCTTGAATTGCTGCAGCACAACCAGTGGAAGTTGCGTTTGAAGCAATACAAGTAGCAAATGGATTGTTAGCTGTGATACGGGAAAGACCGTACTCAACATCCGTATCGGAGATTAAGTTCTCTCCATCAGAGAAAGTTTCAGAAGAAAAATCGTTACCAGACTTAGAATATTTTACATAAAGTGTATTATTGCCTCTGTCGGAATCTTTTGCTAAAAGATAGTTTACTACAGTGGCTTCTACCCCAGACTGAGAACCTCTGATTTTCTTTCCGACAAGTTGTTCAAGATACTCCGACAATGGAATACCAAGAAAAGTATCATTGAGTTCTACCGCGTAGTACAGTGGGTCATATGCAATTTGACCAGGAATAACTACGGAACCTTCTTTAAAGAAGTGTTGACCAAATCTCTCAATTTGGTTTTGGAGAATTGTCTGTAGCTGAGTTAATTCTCTTGCCTGTACTGGACTAGCGGGTTTAAAAAGTACCCGATTAAAGTTCTTGTCTTCATTAAAGTCATCATAATACGGAGAAACATTGAGGTTAGTCTCTTGGGGCATTTTCTTAGAACTCTAATACGATTTTGATGTCTTCTTTCTGAGTGGCACTGCGTTGAATCGCTGCCCTGTTATCTATGTATAAGATCTCACCAGAATATTTTTGAACTTCTGGTAAAGCAACACCTTGAACAAAACTTTGTCCAAGTTGAACTGATGCGGATCCAACAGTCGTTGCGGTTCCAGGATTTGCGGAACTACCAAAGCTAGTTTCAATGCCAAGAGCATCTCCACCAGTTTGTCCACTAACCACATATGTTCCACCAGCACCAATTTGCGAAGTGAAATCTATACTTCTAAACCCGTATGCAGTTGACCCAAGTCCAACTGGTGTATATAATTTCAGAACACCAGTTGATGAATCCCAGTTGGCAACATAACCAACAGCGGTAGATCCAACACCAATTGTTTGATAAACTGGAGTATCTACAGTATATGTGGTGTTTGCAATATCACCACCAGTTAAGTTTCTCAACTTCAGAGCTGTTAAGGCACTTGCTCTTGATTGAGTGAGTAAACTACCAGCAGGAGTAAGTGGGCTCTTAACTACACCAACTCTTGCAAAGTCATTTCCAGTAATGAAGTCTGGGTTTGAAGCGTCATTTTCGTAACGAGAGTAGAGAAGAACTCTAAAAGCACCCAACTCCTTATAAACATCATATCCATGTCCACCTGGAGGTGGAATAACAACTTCAAACTGAGCTACAGACGTTGTGCCAACACCAACTGCAGAAAGACCTGCAATTGCACCACCAGTTTCGGCACCAGGAGCACCAGGATAAAATTGAATTGTTCCTCTGGTGTATCCAGTACCACCATTAGTAATCGCAACGTTAGATACTTTACCTTGAGAATCTACAGTAACACTAGCTTTACCACCAGTCCCATCTCCCAAAATTGGAATATTTGAGAAAGTAGTAGAGATTGGTTGATAACCACCACCAGCATTAACAATCAATGCTGTTTCGATTTTTCCATCAACCGCGTTATTTTTTACGTCAGATGTATCTCCAGATCCCCAGCTTTCAGGAACTGGAATATAATCAATCGAATCAAATTTGATAATGTCTGATGGATTGATTGTATACAAATATTTCCAAACATATCCATCACCACTGGTTCCCGCCGATCTTGGTTCAAGACCAGTAAATGTTGGTTCATCAAGAGATCGACCCCCAAGAGGACTTTCTGGACTTTGGCCGTTATTAATACAAAGATATACTCTGTATTGACTATTCACCACATAATATTTTGCATCATAGAGGTTAGTCGATGATGTTTGAGGACTTAGATTTGTCCTAGTATAGTTGTTTTTGTACATCTCATAGACAGTTCCAGATGTCCATGTGTACTTTCTAACCAATCTCTTTACATCACCAGTGGTGAGTTTTTTGAGAGCGATCATGGTATCATAATCATCATTATACTCTCTAAACCCATCCTTAGGAGCTGGTGTATTGGTATTCCAATCGGTAGTACCATAACCAGCTGCAACATCATTGGAGTTTGGTAATCCAATAAAAGTGTAATAAGACTGTGAAGTGTCCGCTACACCAGCGACGAAATTCGCAGCATTTAATATTCTAAATTGATCTGAAATAATCGCGGGCATTTTTATTAGACTTTTTGTTTTATTTATGAGGTCTGATCAAAGTCACTATAGTTTTCACTCAGTCCTTGAACACGAACCACAAGTGGAGCAGTTGTTATTCCCGTATAACCATTTTGGTTATTGATTGTAAAGGACTGCGGATTAAGAACGTTTCTGGTGAAGTTATAGAATCTTCCCCAACTATAATTACCAATTTTTGGTGACAGACTGGTTGTTCCAAGTCCAGCCAAGGACTGAACATTGGAGAATACTGTAACAATACCAGAACTGGAGGTTACAACGGAATCAGCACGATAAACATTGTCGATGAAAGTGGTTCCAACTCCAATTACACTTGCATCCGTATTAATGGATGTCAAACCATTACCAACCACAGAGTTTGTTACAACAAAGTAGTATCCAGTTTGAATTCCACTTCTTACAATGTTACCAAATCCAGCCTGATCAAGGAAAGAACTTGAATCAAGTTCGAATTGGACCATTGGACTATCGGTTCCAACACCAGTTGCACTTGTTCCAACTCCAACGACAAGTCCATAATCACCATCACATTCAACACTTGTCACTGTTTCAATTGTAACTGGTTCTACGGAAATCAGAACCTCTACAGATTTGTTTGAATCATAACCAAATCCACCATCAGTTATGGTGATTGCAGAAATAGTTCCAGCAGCTGAAACCGTTGCAGTAGCGGCTGCAGATACTGTCTCGGGAACACTGTATGCAATGTTGGAAGAGAGACCAACCGTTACCAGTTTTCCTCCACCAAACGTAAGTCCATTGTAATCGGTTCCTACACCAACAAACTTCTTATACCAAGTGTTTGTATCCACAGAATTGAGGACCATTCCACTCTGACCAATTGCAACCCAAACATTATCATTGTAGTAAACAGAGTTCAGGTTGAATGTTGAACCAGAAGAAACAACACTCCATGTCAATCCATTGTCTGTAGATCTTGCAATCGTTCCAGCTGCACCAACAGCAATCCACTTATCATCCGCATAGTGAACATCATTAAGTCTTGTTGTAATTGCAGTAGTAGTTACACCGGCCCAGATTTCACCATTTGTAGATCTAAGAATAGATCCATTATCACCAACAGCAACGAATAGATTTCCTCTACTTCCAACACCACGCAGGTTTTGTGAGGAATACTTACTTGTGATTACGAAAGCAGTTCCAAAACCCGATGATCCTTGTTCAGTAAACAGAATGGTTCCACCAGCACCAACAGCAACACCCTTAGTAGATCCACCAGCAAAAGCGTTAAGATCTTGAGTAATAGTTGTATCTGAATAAGAATAAAGGAAACCAGTCAATGTTCTACTGTAAATTCTAGCACTATTAAATGTGGATGCATTAGAACTTACTGCGATAGTTCCACCCAAACCAACGGCTACAATGTTCGTAGAAATTCTATCAACACCAAAGAATGTTCCAAATCCACTGACACCAGTATCATTCCAAGTTACGGCATCCGAAGAAGTATTAATTCCAGATGTACTTCCGACAGCAATAAAGACACCAGATGTATAAGTTACATCATTGTATTCAATATCAGTATTAGAAGTTGATTGTGTCCAGGTTTTACCAAGTTCTTTGATTTGTTGGTATGTTGTTGCAAAAGAAACGGTTGGAACAGTTTCATAACCAAGTCCAGGATCAGTTACCGTAGCCGAAGAGATAGTTCCTCCAATAGAAACAGTGGCGGAAGCGTCAGCCTGATCTACATTATTCTCTCTAATTACGTTGATACCAACACCAGGAACTGTGTTTCTATCCGATCTATTATCATATGCACTAAAGATTGGGAATGCATTTTCGACGAAAATGGTGTCAGACGAAATACCAACATTTTGAATAATTCTAGTAGTTGGTTGCAGTTTTGCAATTAAAGTGGTTCTTGCCTTGGATAATTCCTGGCCATCGATAATCAAATCACTAGTTTGTTTTT